CGCTGTTGTATTTGGGTGTCGAGGTAGCTGTATCAGACCACAAGTAGCCCTTAATCAGGCCCACGCAGTCATGTACACGCTTGCCATACTGCGACGGAAAATTGTCGTAAGCTGTGCCCTCCCACTTGTAATACACGGGCCACTGCTTTTTCTTGGCAACATAGAGTGCTTCGTTCGCTGTCTGCCCGAATGTGCCATACCAGTACGGCTTGCCAAGCTGTGCCTTGGCATATTCGACAAGTCCGTAATTTGTTTTTGCAGCCATTTTTATTTCTTCCTTTCTTTCCTAACCACAGGAATATCAAATTTTTTCAATTTCTCTTCCAGCTCGTTAATTTCGTCTCTTATTGTTTGTCGTTTGGTGTTTAATTCGGTCATGTCATACGGTGCAGGCAGACCCATCAACGCATATTCATAGCATTTGGCTATCTTCCAGTCCCCAATAGGACTGGCGCTATCTGACAGCTGCCAGCGACAATCAGCAATTTTCTGCTGGATTTCATTGTATGTATTCATTTGTCGTACCTCCTCAGCCTATACAGAAACAGGGGAGCACGCCACTCACAGTCGAGGCATTACCATAGCTCGCATTACCATTGCCGCTCATATACGCAAAATTCGTCGAATTAACGACGGCTTTAAGCCAATACCAGTTTCTGTTACATACAAATTCAGGTGCAATCCTAAATAATGGATACTGCCTATAATTTAATCCAACATCACGTTTGGTACCCCATTGGACGCAACCATATATTTCTGGTTCAGTCATCAGATTGGTTTTTACATCAGTCCACGCCCAACCATTTGTTGCCTCTCCAGATACACTGTTACTCAGAAGTTCACGATGCGACAGTAAATGATTACCTAATTTTGTGCTGAAATGTGCATCATACACAGGTAATACCGATGCGAACATAAAACTATCAGTGTATCCCCCAGCAGTTGTATTTGTACCATTCATTCGATTCGTCCCAATGTTCACATTGGGAATAATAACAGCATGATGCTGTGTAAACGCTTTATCACCAGTATTCAGGTATGTATCCAGTCCCGCAATACGGAATTTGGTATTGTATGTGACAGTCTGGGTTGATTCGACTAATGATTTTGTACCTTCATCACCGGTCTGTTCCACAAAACAGGGAACATTTTCAATGCTTCCCGATAACGTGAAATAGTCACCGATATAGATATCAGAAAACGAGCCGTCAGCAATCATAGCGCATATGTCGTCAATGGTGTATCCTTTGGCGAATAAATCATCGCCACGGAATATGTTATTATGATTTTCTGCAATGCTAGTAATCCACTCTGTATCGTCTTCGGCGGGAAAATCAGGTTCGCCGTTTACATAACGTTTAACGTCCTTTTCGTAGTTCTGGGCAATTTCTGCCGCGGTCAGTGCTTTGCTGTATGCCGCTAGACGATAGAAATTATATGAGCCTACCGCATAATTAGTATCACCTGCTCCTAAACAGCCCAGATACGTATTTTTGGTTGATTTCTTGTAGTCGGATAATGTTTTTGTTCCGACAAGTGCGCCGTTTACGTAGAACTTAAATGAATGTCCATCATAGGTTATACCCAAACCATACGGCGTGTTCTGGGTAAATGCTGTAGCGATATTCAGGTAATCGCCCAATGATTCAGACCGTATGGCTGCAATCAGTTGACCGTTTTCGGTGTAAATACCAAAGCCAGCCTTATCAAAGCAGCTGATAATATCGTTTTCGCCAGTAGTTCCGCCTGTTATTTCAACAAACAGTTCTACAGTAAAACGGTCATAGTCAATCAGGTCGGGTATCTTCATCGCTGTTGCAATACCTGTCTGTTTGATGTAGTGATTAGATGCTATCAGTCCGGAACCACTGCCGTCCGTGTATCGGTTCATGGTCCGGCTGCTTACCATGTCCACCCATGTGTTGCCGTTCGTGGCGTGTTTAGGCGGAAAGTTATAGATGCCATCATAAAACATTTTTCCGCCTGCTACGTATCCCAGCGATGTGGGGCTTATGTCAACTGTCTCACCCCCTTTCCCCGCTGTCTTAAAACGGTTGCTGTCGCTGTACTGACCAACGACTGTGACAGTGCCATTTCCATTCAGGTACAGCATAGTGCCGCCGCAGTTGGCAATAACAAAACTGCTGTCCTTAGCGACAGTCACTACACCGTCGGCACCTGCTGTGCAATCCGCATTTACTGTGGAAATGTACACAGGTGCGCTGCTATCGTTCCTGATACCGTAGAACGGATAACGGCGGTCAAATTCGACAACGGTCAGACCGCTGACAGCTACGGTTGTTTCCTGGGTTGTTATCATATAAATTCCTCCTTTTATTTTTTGTACGTATCATAAAATGCTTTTACACCGTCACACAGTACATTATTTAATCCCTCATGTGATAGGTTAGTGATTACAGTTTCAGATCCATATGATCCTGATGTTGCAGCAATATACGCCGAAAATGTTTGTTCACCGCCCGTAGTGCTTGTATTTATTACAGACCCATCTTCGCCATAACTTACGTTGTTGACTACTGTGTTAATGCCTGCATATAAATTCCCCCCCTGTTCGATACTACTTATGTTTTTGGCGGTAATGGTCGTCTGTGAGGCATCAAGTTTGGATTCGCTTGTCTTGTATATTTCGACCTCTGTGTATTTTGCAACATTATTATCGTCAACAATTTCCTTAATCACTCGTGTGCTGTAATTGATAGAGTTGCCGAATGCGTTGTTATTTACCGAATATGCTCCCCAAATAGGGACATTATTTTTATATATAACACGGCACAAATAGACAGTTTTGTTGTACTCGTAGAATACGCCAAAATCATATGTGATTTCTGGCGGCGATACCCTATAATCATGTATTTTGGGGTATCGCTGTACACTGCGTGCAATAGGGCTGGCATCAACATAAATTTTGAAATCTGTGCGATAGTTGCCGTATGTATATGATAGTAACGTAGGCAGCGCCGCCAGCTGTTCCAATGTCAGAAAACCGCTGCTTTGCGGCACATCAACCATCACAGGCGCAAATCCAACATACCCCTCAGCCTTTTCTGCATCGGAAACATTGTATGTGCCGTTTTCCGTTATAGTTATGGGCTTGACCTTGCCGCCTCCTCCGCTTCCACCCGCCAACGCCTGCGTGATAAGTCCTCCGCCTAATATCATGTTCCCGCCTCCTTGTAAACCCGTGTCCAGTGCGCATTCTTTCTTTTCCCGCCGTCAATATCATACGTTACCGTAATGGTGTACGGCTCGTATTCGTATATCGCCTTGCCCGAAGTCTCACCGTCAATGCGTTCAAATGACAGACAAGGATATCGACAGTATATGTCCCCGCCGTCAAAAAACAGCCCATCGCCATAGGACACGAAAGGATATCCGTCGTTATCAGCCACTGTTAACCTTCTCCTCTCCGTCCACCATCACAACGCCCTGATATTTGGTAAACATCATGGCGCCGCTGCGTCCATACCTTACCTTGCTGTCGCTCTCACGCAGATTGCGTCCCCTCATGCCTATCTCGGAATCCGATGGCTCGGGATTGCTCACCTCCGCAAATATTCCCGCCTTGCTGATGCTTGCCGTAACAGATCCTGCACGCATGATGCCGCTCCCCGCAAAATTTACCGTTCCACCCGTAGGCGGGATACCGTCAAGCCTGCACCTTTGGCAGGAATATGCGGCATGGGTGTAGTTTTCGGCACGTCCCCATATCTCCTCGCAGCCGCTGTCAGTGATAAGCTCGGAGGATATGCAAATGCTGTCGTACTTCCTTGAAGCGTCGCCTCTTGTGATGACATTTCCGTCACCGTCAGTGCATTTGATGCCCGCCGCCGCAAATTCACAGCCAACGTCAAGCGCCGTATGTACGTCTGCATTCACCTGCCCGGAGGTACTGCCATAGGGAAGGAACTGCAGGTTCTGCTCATCTGTTATGTAGAATACGCCGCAGCACGCCTCCGATATCTTTGTAAGGATATCGGAACAAGTCCCTTGAAGCTCAGTCCTGGAAATAGACGTAAGCCATGAGGGAATGCCGCCCCACCCGGTAAGCTCTCCTACAGTCCGTACGATAAGGTCCATTACGGTGTTTATTGGAGCATTCTTAGGCACCGAGCTGTCTATGGAAGCATATGGGAAATCCTCATCGGAAAAAGCCATGCGGTCGAGGCACGTCACCGTAACCACGCCGCCGCTTTGCGACCTGCTGTCAATATAGTATTTTCCTACGCCCGAAACTCCCGTAAGAACAACAGGAGCTGCCCTGTAAGCATTAAACGGAGCAGGGGTCTCGAACGAAAGCTGAGAAGTGCATATTCCCGACGTTCCCAGCCCGTCAACAGCCTTTGTCACTGTGATATTGCCGAACCTGGCGACCTCAGTGCCTCCCGCAGTAAGTACCAGGCTAAAGCCCGCCGCCGAGAGGCGTGAGCGCAACTGCGGCGGCATTGAAAGATACCGAATACCATTTTCCGAGACTTTTTGCGGCGATAAGCTCAGCCGATACGCCGCTTATTTTTACATTTCCCTTGTAATCGGGACACTCTATGCTCACCAGGCGTGGAGCCAGAAGATCAAGCAGAGCGCTTTTATCCTCTTCCGAAAGATTTCCCACCTTGAACGCCGCCGAGAAGCGAACACCCTTTAACTGAGTAAAATCCGAAAAGTCATAGTTTTCAAAGTTCTCGGCCTCTTCCTCCGCCCAGGACGGAGAGTATCCGTTCAGCAGCTCCCACTCCGTACCGTTTATCTTGATAGTGTATCCGCCATTAAATTCCTTTGACACACTTTTCACCTCCTGCTGTCAGCCAGTCTGCCCTTGCGGATAAGCTCCTCAATGGTGCTTACTATCACATTCTTGCCCGCAACATTGATAACGATCTTCGTATCTCCGCTGTAGAAGCTGCTCTTGCCGCCCTGTGCCGTGCCCGACGGCGAATAGGTGCTGCCCGAGCTTCCCGATGCAGCCGACTGCATTTTGCTGTTCTGGCTCCGCTCCCCGAAATCCGAGCCCATGGACCTGAGCGCATCAGCGTCCGCCATGGTCTTGTTAATGCCATCAATGTACGACTGTGCCGTTTCAACGCCCTTCTGATATGCGTCGGCAGGCATACTGCCATATATGCTTTCAATGCCCTCTTTGGCTATCCTGTCCGCCTCGGTGAGATCGTCCTGCACCTCGAATGCGGCAGTCTTGCCAGCATCGGCATAAAACGCATCAACGTCCTTATAATATTTTTTCCTCTGGCTGTCACTCATTTTCAGCAGTTCGGAAATATATCCCTGGCGTTCTCCGCTGTCATAGTTCAGCCTCATTACCTGCTCCATAAGGTCGTCGGAAATGCCCGTCTCTTTGAGTTTTTCCAGGTCCTTGCGGTATTTTGCAAGTTCCTTGCGCTTTTTCTCAAAGTCCGTAAGGATATATCTGTCTGCTCCCGATGTGTCCGTGACCTTTTGGTCAATGAGCTTTGCCGAAGAAATAAGCTGACTTTTCGCCTTTTCATATGCCTGTGTGACATTTTCATAGGTCTTGGTTATTTTATCCGTTATTTCCTTTGAAGCTTTCTCCCAGGCGGTCATTTTCTCCTTGCGGACTTTCTCGTCATATGATGCTATCTTATCTGCGGCATATTCCGATATGTCTATCTGTTTCTGAGCAAGCTCTTCCGTAAGGGCAGCATATTCATCATTGAACTGCTCCCGTGTGATCTTTTCATCGCTGAGCTGAGAGTACAGCGCATCAAATCGCTTCTTGGCCTCGGCGGTATCTTCTTTCAAAGCCGCTTCCTTTGCCTTTTTCTCAGCCTCCGCAAGCTTGGTATAATGCTCAGTTACTTTGTCGTATAGAGCATTCCATTCCTCACTGTCATCATCACGGTATTTTTCAAGAGTGCTTTTTCTCTCAGACCAGTATTGCTCTTCCGTTACCTTGTGGGTCTTGTACTTGTGTTCAAGCTCTTCAAGCTCCTTGTCGAGCATATCAGACTTCTGATTTACACCGCTTTCATCGCCGCCATTTTCGCTATTTGTCTCCGAAACACCAACATCAGCTGCAGTCCCTGCCGCCTCAGCTATCTCGGTGCTTGTGTCCGCCAGCTTGTCGGCAGTCTCTTCCGCTCCCTTTTTAAGCTCTTCCTGTATCTGCCTGTACTTCTCGGGTATCTGACCACGCTTTTCTTCAAGCTCTTTCAGAGCAGCATCAAGCCGTGCGTCCGCCTCGTCCTGAGACCCCAGTACCTCATAGCCATCATCGGCAACTATCTTGTCTGCCCATATTTCCGATATATTCCACTTCTCTGCCGCTTTATCAAGCGCTGCTTTGAGGTTTCCTATAGCCTTGTCTGCACCGCCCGTCCAGTCATATCCGCCCAGACCATCAACAATGCCGTTAACAATAGCCTCGGGCACACCGATGATAATTTCATACGCTGCATCTATCAGCGCCGTACCAAGCTTGGCAATGATCGTGGGCGCTTCCTGTAAAAGCCCGGGCAATGCCCTGAAAAGCCCCTCTGTCAGCCCCTCAATGAGCTTGATGGCGGCATCGAGAATAACGTCTATGTTGTCGAGTAGCGATTCCGCTATTTTAACAACAGCCTCCACAGCTGCAGGGACCAGGTCGGGCAGTGCCTCGCCTATGCCGTCAGCCAGGGTCGTAACTATAAGCACAGCACCGTCGGCAATAGCAGGCAGTGCCTCTGTAAGCTTTTGTGCAAATGCCGTAAGCAGTTCTACCGCCATGTCTGTAATGTTCGGCAGCTGTGCTTCCAGTCCCTCTCCCAGTGCGGCGATTATCTCCTCCGCCATTCCCGCAACCTCGGGAATAACCTCGGGAATAGCCTCAACCAGCTCCTGCGCCACCTGCGGAAGAGCATCAGACACTGCCTGCAATACAGGCATTACGTTATCCTTTACACTGCCGAACGCATCAATAACATTCTGCGTCAGATTTACGATATCAGCCTCGGAATTTCCCAGCCCTGCCATAAGGCTTTCTATCGAGGCGGTAAGCAAACCGATAGAACCGCTTACCGTTTCACGTGCCTCACGCTCAAAGTTGCCCGCATACTGCTCGGTGTTTTCAAAGAAATATTGCATGGCTATTTCAGCCTTCTGAGCGTTCGAGGCACTGTCCCAAGTAACATCCAATCCCTTTGACAGTGCATATGCCTTTAGTGTGGTTGCATTCATGGCAACACCCAGATTATCCATCATGGTGTAGTTGCCCTTTGCCGCTCCCGTCACTGCCTCCAATGCCGCAGAGGTTTCAATGCCCATAACAGATGCCATATCCGTGGCACGCTGCATAGCCTTTTCGGTAAGCTCCAGCGACTTCTGCTGTTCCACGCCCGAACCCTGGAAGAGCGCACCCATCTTGTTTGCCGTTGCCAGATATTCCGACTGGGACGTTCCCATGGTCTTATATGCGTCCTCGGCAGTCTTTTTGATGCTTTCCGAATACTGCCCGAAAACAGCGTCGGCACCGCCCAGGTTCTGTTCCAGCTCTCCATAGCTTTCTACAGAGGATTTTCCCAGGTCGATAAGTGCCTCTGCCGCCGCCTTTGCGCCCTCTGCCAGTCCGATAATAGCCTTGGAAGTGATTATGGCCTTGACCGTGTCCCCAAATCCGCCTACAGACTGGGAAGCGTTCGGAGCCTCATTGCCAAGCAATTTTAACTCAGCAGTTGTGTTTTCAATCTCACGCTGGAACTCCCTGTATTCTTCCCCTGAAATATTGCCATTCTCAAATGCGCTTTTCATTTGTTCCTGCGCATTTTTAAGCATTTCAAGCTTGGCTTTGAGTGCATCTGATGCAGTTTGTAAAAGCTGCATTTTCTGCCTGAACAGCACCGAGGATTCTCCAGTGGAGTTCATAGCCGAGCGGACTTCTTTAAGTTCGTTTAAGGCGTTTGTGTAAGTCTTATCGAGGTCGGCACTTGAACTTTTCAGCTCTTCAAACGCATTACTCTGCTTTTGGGCAGCGTTTGCCGCCTGCTCATTTGCCTGCCTGTACTCTTTTATGGTCCTGCTGCATTTTTCTATTTCACGCTGATATTCTCGGTAATCACTGTCGGATATCTCACCTGCATTAAGAGCCGCATTCATTGCTTCCTGCTGCTTCGTCAGCTCTGCCAGCTTCTTTTCCGCCTGCTCTGCGGACTGCTTCAGTACCTCCATTTTCTGTGCTGCAAGCATGATATTTTCCGGGTCAAGCTTAAGTGCGCTGTTTATCTGCTCCATCTCAATTTTGAGTTCTTTGGAGCTGCTGTCGATTTCTTTTAAAGCCTCCCTCAGTGTGTGAGCCGGATTTTCCGCTGCCTTTTGAGCTTCCGCCAGTGCCTGCGCCGAGTCCTCTGCCGCCTTTTGAGCCTCATTCTGTGCCTTTGTAAACTCTCTTACAGTCCTTTCGGCCTTTTCAATCTCCCTCTGATACTCCCTGTAATACTCAGCGCTTATATCCCCGTTCTGCAGAGCCTTGTTCATAGCTTCCTGCTGGAATTCCAGCTTTTCGATTTTTTTCTGCGCTTCCTTTGCGGCATCGCCCATGACTTCAAGCTTCTGCGCCGCAAGCACAGCATTTTCGGGGTCAAGCTTAAGAGCGCTGTTTATCTGCTTAAGCTCCGAGTTGAGCTTCTTGGAGCTGCTGTCTATCTCCTTCATGGCGTTGTTGAGCGCCGAATAGTCGGCACCTATCACCGCAGTAAAGCCGAATTTTTCCATCCGTGCCTCCCTGTGTCAAAAAAGGGACAGCCGCAATGAATGTGCCTGTCCCTCCCGCTTTACATAAATTTATTTCCTTATCAGCCCTGATCTTTTCCCGGCTCATATATGGGCTTGCCCGCCATGTGCTCGCTCACCTTGTACAGAACGCCTGTGGTGTCAATAGCCTGAGCCGCATAGGTGCAGTTCAGCGGCGTTACCTGGTTGGGCTGGAACTGCAGCGTAAGTCCCGAAACATTCTTGCCCAGGGTATAAACACAGATATCGCCCAGCTCGGTATCGGGGTGTACAAAAAGGATATCGTAAGCCGAATCGTCCTTGTTGGCAATACCGCCCAGGTTCGTGAGCTTTATGCCCGCTTCTGTGTTTTCCGCCGCCTTTGCCAGAGGGTGGATCTTCGAGATGGTCTTTGCATTGGCATTAAAGAGTGCAAATGCCGCATTGCCCTTTTCGTCCTGGATATCTGTCACCTTAAGGCGGCCCATGTCGTCCTGATCTTCCAGGGGCGTAAGGGTCTCGGTAATAGTAATGCCGTTTTTAAGATATCCCAGCTCGTTGTCCGCCACCGCAAGAGCACGGATATATGCGTCAATAGCTTCCGCCTCTACCTTCGTCATCGAGGCCATATCTGTCACCTTGGGAAACGATACAGATGCGCTGTGCTTTCTTGCAAATATGTATCCCGAGCCTTTGAAAACTCGTGTAGTAACCTGTTCGCTCATGTTATCACTCCTATTCCATGATCTCAAACTCTATTGCCGTCAGATAGAGACGGTCAGAGGAGTAGCTTACTTCCTCTTCATCAAACTCCCCTGCAGGGATAGTGCTGTAAATAAGGTCCTTGAACCTCTCCCTGAGAGTGTCCGCCTTTGTCTTGGTGTACAGCTCTATCCTGTATCTCTGGGTCCTTGCGTAATATCTTCCCATATCGGGAGCCGAGACCCTTGCGGCGGGCGTAAGCACTGCCGCATAAGGTGCCTCGGTCTTTGTGTAAAATTCCTCAGCCGCAGGGATCCCGAGCACATCGCCGATAAGCTTTGCTATCTTCTCGGCGGAGACATTGTCCATCACATAGCCTGCCATGCCTTACCTCTCCCTTTACTTTTTGCCATCTTCGGTGGTAGTGCTCTCTGTCAACTTGTCAAGGGTCTCGGTAAGCGTGGTAACATTGTATCTGAGAGGCTTGAGTTCCGAAATGTCAAGGGTGATGAAGCCGTTGTTGTCAAGGGGCATACCGTTGCCGTACATCTTGATGGCATATACACGGTTGTCCTCCATAAACTGCACGCTGTCATCATACTCGATCTTGCCGTTTTTTGCAGACCCCAGAGCCATGAAGTAGCGCTTTGCCATTCCGAGATATGCCTTGCCCTGTGCGCATTCCTGTGACTGGATAACCTGTGTGGGCACAGGGAAAATGTCACGCACATATGTGCCTGAGGGTGTGAGCATAGTTGTGGCAGGCATGATGACCTTGAGGTAATCCACAGGATTTACAATAAGAATAAGCCCTGTTACCGTTCTTGAAAGTCCGCTTTCGGAGTTTGTCGCCAGGCGTGAGCAAAGAGCACCGTAAGATGCAGGCTCAAAGCTTGTTACCTTGATAGCTTCCTTTTCGGAGTAAACTCCTGCGGAAACGCTGGAAGTGCTGCCTACAACACGGTTGATGCCTATAGGCTCGTCCTTGCCCGTTCCGGAAATGATCGCCTTCTCAATGCCAAAGAAAAGTGCTTCCGAGAGGATAGTGCGAATGTATTTGTCGAGCCATGCAGGGCCCAGGTCAAGCATAGCCTTTGCAACAGGGATAAATGCCTGTAACTTGTAAAGTCCCGCATCTATCTCCTCAATGGAGCCTGAAAGCTCGGTCTTGTAGGAGTCGGTGAGCTTGCCCCATACCGCCAGCTGGATACCACCCTTGTTTACGATCATCTTTACAGAGCCGCTGGTGTTCACAAAAGTGATAGCCGCCAGAAGAGGGTGCTCCTGCACAAGCTCGTCAAAAACGCTGTCAATGTAGGTAATGGGCATTGCCACCTCAATGTTGGTCAGTGCCTGCTTTACATTATCGCCCTTCATAGCCTCAATGGCCTGCTCAAAATACTTCTGCTCGGTGCTTGTAAGCTGTCTTACGCCTCTTGCCGCAAGAATGCTCTTGTCCGCCGCACTCTCTGCATTAAGGGCACGTGCCTCGCTGATAATGCTCTGCTGTATCATGTCAGCAAATTCGGTCATGGCCTTTGCAGCCTCTTCGGTGTTCTCCGACTTCATGGCAACGGAAAGCTTCTCGCTCATTTTTTCCTTGTCAAGCTTAATAAGGTCTCTTGATTTCTCTGCACCCATTCTGATCTCCTCCTTCATTATGCGCTACGGTGCGTGCGCCTCTTTATTTCAAGAATAACATAAACCCACGCACCCTTAATACCAACTTTTAGGGACTATTCTCTGCCAAATATCCCGATTATGCTTGCAAGCATATCCTCTCTGCTCATAACAGCCCCGGGCTTTTCTTCCTGCTCCGCTCCCTTACCGTTTTCGGGAGCACTGTCCTCGGCTTCATCATGATCCTTTCCGCATACCGCATTTTCAATGGCGCACAGCCTTGCTTCTATCCTCGATATCCACGCCCCCGTGTTCATGAAAGCAGGGAATGTGGAACGTAATGCCTGCTTGGCTTCTCCGTCATCATTTGCCTTTTCATCGGATATCCTGTCGCAAAGTCCGTACTTTCTGCACTGCTCTGCTGTGAGCCACGCTTCCGCCCTCATAAGGGTAGTAAGCTCTTCCTCGGATATCTTGCCGCCCGAATGCTGTAAATACGCCGTCCTGCTTGCCGAGGTTATCACATCCAGGTCATCCGCAGTCTTTCTCAGCTCCTCCGCATTGCCCGATGTGCCGCTTATCCAGGCATCGTGTATCATCATCAGCCCCGCCATAGGCATTATTACCTCATCGGCAGCCATTGCTACAACAGTGGCAGCACTTGCCGCCATTCCGTCGATGTATGCTGTTTTCTTGGGGCAGGCAAAAGCCTTTATCTGGGAGTACAGCCCCATAGCCACCTTCACCGAGCCGCCGCAGGAGGAAATGTGGATATCAAGCTGTGAAACTCCCTCAAACTCTGCCAGACGGTCTCTGATAAACTTCTCCGAGGTCTCCGAGACAATGACAGCACCGTTCCACCAGTCGTAGCTGTCGTTCTTTATTTCGTCGTAAATGTAAATAACGCCCTTTTTGCTTTCCGCCGTCTGCATTATTCTGCCGTCTATCCTCATTTTTCCTCTTCCTTTCCGTTGTTGCCGTCATCGGACGATGCGCCCGACCCGGGTATGTTCTCATAGTTTTTGGTCAGGCTGTATTCGTCAGCCCATGGCTTGTTGATGCGTGGCTCTCCTACCTTGCGCCTTATCTCATTGGTGCTGAACAGCCCTGCGGATTTCAGCTTGTCCAGGTCTCCTGCGATGCTCAGCGCATCAAGATGCTTTATGCAGCTGGTGTCCGCCTGTATGTATGAACCGTTGAGCACTTCTTTGCCGTATCGCACAAAGTTAATGCTTTCCGTTATCATATCAAGCAAAGGGTCAGCGCAGAATGTCAGCATATTATCCACCGCTGTCTTTGTGTCCGCCACCTCTCCCAGCACAAGCGCAGGCGGTATCTTCATGCTCTGCGCCGTTACCTCTATCGACTGCCGTATGATGGAATTTATATCCCCCACAATGGAAGTTTTCTGGCCCGAGCTGTTGGTGTACTGGTTATATTTTGTGCCCGCATATAACGGCATCACTGCGGATTTTGCCGCAAAATAGTTTTTGAAATCCTCATTGAGCGCCTGATTTACAGCATTGTTGTAATCATCGTCACCCATGCGGTCAGCGTCATATTCAAATGTTCCCTTTTCTCCGCCCTCGTGATTATACTTATCCACTGCCTCGGAAAGCGTGCCTTCCAGAATGTCAGTCACTCCCGACACAAGCGGCCCCGGAGCAACGTCTCCCGGCAGGGATAAATATATAGCCGTCTCGCTTGTGAACGTCTGCCAAAGGCTCAGCGTTCCTCTGCCGATGTTCGTGAATATTGTCGGAGCAATAGCCAGCTCCTCCTTGGAGAAATGTTCGGCGATTATAAGCGAACCGCCCACAGGAACGATAAGCGCCTCCTTGTCTCTGTAGAGCCTGAATATCACCTCCCGCCAGAACTCTGTTGAGGTCTGGTTGGCATTGGGCGCTACATTCCACAGGTAATATTCCTCGCCTCTCACTTCCTTGCCTTCAATGAACGTGCGGAACTCGCATTTTGCCACAGCCGAAGCAATGTAGTCAACACATATGTTCCACGCCAGTCTCTTAAGCTGAGCGTTCATGTCCGCAGGCACATACGTGCCGCCGCCCGCTACGGTTACTTCCGTCCTTACGGGGTCGGCAGTCTTTGTGCCGAATACCGAACCCAGCAGCTCTTTAAGTCCCATTCCGACCGCCTCCTTTACCTTCTCGTATCAATATCCCAGTCAGACAGTGCCATCACAGCCACGGGAGGCACAGCAGTGAATATCTCCTGAACCGTCTCCACCCTGTACAGCCTGTCGCCGATGCGGGCGCAGCGTATGTTCGCATACGCTCCCTGTGCGGTCAGCGGAATGCCGATTATGCGGCTGTATTCCGTCATGATCTGCCTTGCCTCCGCAATGCGTTTGTAGGTGATGTTCCGCTCCCCGAAAAATCGCCTTATCCGTGAGCCTTCGTCAGGCTCTCCGTCACTGCGCAGCTGATAGAGATACGCTATCCCGTCGGAAAAATGCTCGGAGGCGAGGGTGTTATTGATCCTGCGCAGCGTCCTCACTCCCTTCCTCAGCTTCAAGTTCAAGCTTGCCTGCAACTGCCATGTTCCTCAGGGCGATAAGGTCACTCCTGTATGCCGATGAGAATTTCTCGCAGCAGTCATTCCGTGCGTAAAAGCAGTAGTTGTACAAAAGTCCTCCTGCATATTCGTCCTTTTCGTAATCAACGCTTTTCCCGCAGGCGATAAGGTCAAGCTTCTTCCTGCCTTCAAGGATATAACCCTTCATAAGCTCCCTTTCCTCGGGGTCGCTTCGCATTTCATCGGGCAGCCTCATTCTTGCAAAAAAGCTGTCAGTAAGCTTTGAAATACTCTCTTCGTTCATTTTACCGCCTCCCTTTCACTTGGATAACAGCCGCCGTATCTCTTCATAGACCTTCTGCCTGTATTTTTCCTGTATCTGCGAAACTATGGGATTTCCCCCAAACGTTCCGCCATTGGGCATTCTGTGCCCGAACTCCAGAAGATGAACAAGCCTGTAGTCCTCTCCCTTCTGGTATGCCGTGGCTGCTATCCTTCCTCCCATGCCCTTTTTCCTGTCGCTGAACTTTACCTTCCAACCGTGCTTGTAGCTTCCGGGGCTTGCACCGTACTTTCTGCGGCTGTATCGGTATCTTTTGCCCTTGTATTTCTTCTCTAAGAATTCACCGTCAGGCGATTTTTCCTCAAGCTCTGCCTGCATCTCACGGCCCAGCCGCCTGATTATCGTCTCTATCTCATTCTGTATCTCTGCCGTAAATGTCGTGTAAGCGCCCACAAGGTCTATCTCAACATTTCCGTCATCGGCTTTGGTAAGTCCCGTCCTTCCCCAGTTCGCCATAACATCACCTTTTCACCGTTATTTTCGCACCGCCCGAAAGAAACGCACTGCGGTCATATTCCGAAAACATCTCCAGATGCGCCGCATTAAGATAATCAATGCCCTTTTCCGTCCTGCCGAGATTGTATTTCACCGCATCGGCAAGATACAGCCTGTACAGCAGATAATCAAGATCGCCGACCCGGAGGATACTCAGCCCCGTGTATTCCGCAACAAGCTTTTCCGGAAGAGTCGAAGCAGGGAATGAGCATTCCGGAAGAGAATTTTCAAGAGGGAATGAGCTTTCGGGAACTTTGAGATATTCCCCCCAGTCCTCAATTATCTTCGTAATGCCGTCGATATATACCCCCATGAGCCTGCTCAGCTCCGCTTCGGGCATATTGTCAGGGGCATTACCCGAATATTTTTTCAGCATCTCTCCGAATATTGCAGCCGACTGCAATTCGCCGTTCATCAGCATATCCAGCTCATTCTTGGTGCATATCTTTATTCTGATTTTACCACACAAAGATACTGCGGTAATATCAAGCTGCGAAAAGTACGCCGCCGCACCTGTCAACTTTTTGCTCACCTTACAGCCTCCTATCTGTATATTTTCAACTTCGGGAGTACTATGCCCGAACTTTTTTTCTTATCGTATTTTTCAAGCATGGGCGCAACGGTCATAGCCGCAAACAGTGCCATAGCACCATCAGTCTTTCGGCTCTTGCCCTCTATCTTCTCAAAGGTCGTGTTGCCCTTGCTATCCACCACACGCTTTACGTTGTTTAGGTACCAGCGCATTATCATGCTGTCACCGCAGTAAAACATACGCCTGTTGAGGTCGAGGGTGATGTCGGGTGCAGCCTTTGCAAGGTCAGAGGGACGGGTAAAATATATATGCCCCGTGTCTTCTCCGTAATGGTTTGCCGCCTTTCTCGCCTCTCCCGTTATGCCCAGTATCTGTTCAGCGTTCCTCTTCATGTAGGGAAATCTGTAGCTGTCCGCCGCTCCCGCAAGCACTCTCTGATTTTTTGTCTCTTCCTTTATCCACAGAAACGGAAGCTCCGAGCCTATCTCCGAACCCTTGACCATCTCAGCTTCCCCACGGGCAACAGCCTCCATGTACGGAAAGTTTATCCTGGGCAGGTCACGGCTCTGCTCGCATATCCATGTTTTCTGCCTTACGTAATATATCCCGTCAATAAGATTTACGATCACCGCCGACATAAAGTCATCTACAAGGCTGTAGTCCACCGCAATGACACATGGGCGCTTCAATACCTCAGGTATCTCCGAGGGCATAGCCCCACGGCAGCAGGCTTGTATGTTCTCCCAGCCCGTCACCGCTCCCTCACGTACACCGTCAGGGCAGTTGCAGCGCTTTACCGCAAATGCCCTCTTGCGTATAGGGTCTTCCTTGTACTCTATGTAGTCACGCATCATCTGCTCCCTCAGCACAGGAAACTCGTCAAGGCTGGGCACCGCCATTATCCAGTTGTCGGGGTCATCTATCTCCGAAAGCTCCATGTGGCACATAAAGGGCAAAAATCCGTTGTCGGGGCGGTCTCCTCTGAGTATAGCCCTCGCCACTTCCTTTTTTGCGTCAAGTACACCGTCCCTCACCTCTCCGTCTGTGCTTGTGTACAGCTTTCGGGGGTCACGCACCTTGCCGAGGCCGCCCTCTGCAACGTCTATCAGGTCGGAATTTTCAAAAACGTGTATCTCGTCAAAATTCACCTTTCCCGGCCGTCCGCCGTCCTTGGTCTTTGGAGCGGACGTGTGGTATGTCCATACACTCTTCGTCTTTGTGCAGGTTATCTTCTCCATGTTCCAGGAATAAAAGCGTGAAAGCTTGGACTTGTGCTCTTCCAGAACATCATTGCGTACCTCCTCAAAACTGGTCTTGGCGTTGTCCTCAGCCGCTGCAAAGGACTGTATGTTGTAATTCCTTATGCCGTTTGCGGGGGAAAGAAGCGCAAAATCCTCAAAGCTCACATATCCGTTCTTTCCCGACCCACGCCCCATGTATCCCAGCATATCGGGCCACCTCGGCATTCCGTCCGCACGGTACGTACAGCAGTGGAGCACAAAGCAGAATTTCTCCCAGTCAAAAAGCTCATATCTGAAATATTTCTGCAAGCCAAAATATTTATCAACACTCAGCTCGTCAATGTGTATGTCCTCTTCCTCAAAGGCACGCAGAACCAGCCTGCACAACTGCTTCTGTTCCTCACAGCTGCGTATCTCCTCGCCAAGTATCTTATCACAGTACCGTTTTACGTATTTCATGCCATTTCATCACCTCGTATCATTTCCTGCCTGCCGCAGTCCTTTTCTTTTCTGCGTCGCCAAACGCCATATTTTCGCCGATGTAAAGCACCTTGCGGAAGTTCAGAACGACTTTGCCACTTTCACGCCATATAGTGCAAAGCTCACCGCCTGCCTGTACCTCAAACTTTGAGCAGTCGGAAAGCTCCGCTTTTTCTCCGTTTTCAAAACCTATCATAACATTCATTTTTCGTGTACTCCTTTCATTTTGTGCAATACGCACAGAATACGCATATAATATTATACATCATTTCCCCCTCGACCTATTGACAAATGCGCATAAAAGGCGTATAATATATAATAGAAGGAGGGAGAAAATGAAAAGGCGGGACTTGATAAAGCTTCTTGAAAAGAACGGCTGGGAGTTCAGAAGATGCGGCGGAAATCACGATGTTTACACCAAAGGCAAGGAAGCTGAGGCAATACCGGGACACGCCGAGATCAACGAGAACCTCGCAAAAGCAATAATCAAACGCAGAAACCTAAAATAGCGAACGGGGAGCAAAGCTCCCCCAAAAGCTGTTTTCAAATATACCAAAAGGAGTGCTGACCATATGAAAACCTGTTATCCTGTAATACTCACCAAATGCGATGACGGAAGCGGCTACCTTGTAACTATCCCCGACTTCGATAATAACACTTTCGGCGAGACCGTTCCCGAAGCCATTGAAATGGCAAGAGATGCCATAAACCTTCTTTGCGTGACCTATGAAGATGACAAGCGTGAGCTTCCCGCTCCCTCGGATATCACCGCACTTAACTGTGCCGCAAATGAGATCAAGACCCTTGTCGATGCAGACCCCGACGCTTACCGCCGTATGCTCGATAACCGCAGTGTCAAGAAAAACTGCACTATTCCGTCATGGCTGAACGAAAAAGCCGAACAGGCAAATATAAACTTCTCCGCCGTTTTGCAGGAAGCCCTCAAAGAAAAATTGCACCTTGCCTGATGCGCTTTTCCCCGCAGATGCTTTATGTGTCTGCGGGGATTTTTTGTCTGCTTTATCGCTGTGTCTGCGCCGCCTTTATCCTCATGTACCTGCTTGCCGAGGAGCGTATAGCCTCCTTGCTGCGCCCCATTTCCGCTCCCACCTGCGCCCACGTCAGCCCCGAGCGGTGAAGCTCTACGGCACGTTCAAGCTCGGCAGTGGAATAGGGCATATGGCGCTGACCGCTTTTCTCGGCTATCTCTGTTATCTTTACACGCTGACCGCAGTGCATGCAGAATTTTGATGCCAGGGGTATCTTCCCGCCGCAGGCAGGGCACCGGGCATTCCTGCCGACCCTGACCGTCTCCCTTTCAGCAGCCCTGCCGATAAGTGCAGTCATACATGCCAGCTTGTCTCCCGGTATATCCCTCCTGCTCTCCAGCCATACCCTGCACGACCTGAGCATACTCGGTCTTGTTTCACTCATCGCTCTTGCCTCCGTCCATCTTCGCCCCGCAGGTGGGGCAATATCGGTAAGACTGCCTAAATGCGTCAAACAACATTTTATTGCTTTCACCCTCAAAAGTGACCTCAAAGCATTCTCCGCATACATCGCATTCGGCTGTAGTGTAATTTCCGTAAAAATTCAACCATTTGCCATGCTTCACGGGTGTATCTCCCGCAGCCATCACACACGCAATAACCGCAATTACCGTTATACCGATGATAAAACCTATCAGTAATCCGCCCAGAAACATTATTCTTCACCGCCTTTTATCGTTCTGAGCAGCTCCATAAGCATTGTCCTTCGGTCACCGTAATTCATTCTGCGTTCCTCAGCCTTCGCCTTTTCGATATCCACCTTGCGGATTTCACGATTGCAGTTCGCAATCTCACTGTTTATAGCATCAGCAATGATTTCATTGCGTTTAACCGCATCAATAGCAGCCTGCAGCGCTTCTGCGTCCTGGTGGAATATTTCATCGTCGCCGTCATTGGTAAAATGACCCTCAGCTTCGGTTTTCAGGTCGCCGAGATGTTGTAAGATTTCTTCTGTTTTCACGAATTTTCACCTCCGTCCATTTGCCGCCGCATTCAGCAATTCGGGATTATCGTAAATGTTGCCGATGACTTCTGCTGCAAATTCGTCTGTCTTACCCAGTGAAACACATCTCAAAATAGATGAATTTTCCCAAGCGGCAGGATTTGGGGCGTTGACATAGCGCACACCAAAGCTTGAAATTTCATCAATCCAAACAATCACACCAATTCTTGTAGCAGAATATGCAGTGCCCTTAACGATATCCCCCTCGAAAATCATTACACCGTTCTTGTCGGTATGCCCTGTGTACTGTCCCACTGTTTCAGGGATAACAGCGAAAATACAGCTTTCGGATAAATCGTGAATATTTCCCCCAAGATTTACATATGAAACAATAGCACAAATGCCCGATTCAACATCTTGCAACAAATCACCGCATATCCATTCGCCGTTGTCGGTTCTCTTCCCACGGAATAATTTTTCTCTCATGTTATCCTCCTCAAACGCCTATGATCTGCGACGCAGTCATATCAGCCACGTGTGTATATAACACATTGGGATATTTCTTTACAGCCGCACTGTAATGCTTCCAATTCTCACGTTCATCAAATGCACCCATGTGCCACCTGATGCACATGATTTCTTCCTGCGTCAGTGTGCCTAAAATATGCTGTGCGATAATTACGGACTTTTCTCCATGTCCTGGTAAAAGCATATCAGTGTTGTACACCCACTTGCCCTCGGTTTCACACACCACGCTTCCGTCAGCCGCCTTTTCCCGAACAATTTCACGACTGTAGTCGTCAGTCTTGCATATGTCATGAAACATTCCGACAATGTAAATGCTGTCACGTCTCCCCCACCTCAGACCGAGCTTTTCCGTAAGGTTCAGCAACTCCAGCGTTACCGCCTTAGAATGTTCATACAAACCGCCCGTAACGTTTCCGTGATATCTGATTGATGCAGGCGCAGAAAAATATCCCAGCTCCTCGAGACGTCCCGCTATTACATCAGCGTCCCATATATGACCTCCGACAAATTCAACGAAATCCTCTATTCTGTTCATTTCTTCTTGTCCTTTCTTTCCGAATCGCCTGCCGATATAACGCAGGCAACGGCTCCGACCAGCACCATTCCCATGGGGAACCCGATAAGTAGCCCCGCCACGAACATCATCATACGCCATTACCTCCCTGTCTGCCTCTGCCCGTCCTGCTGTGGGAACTGCGGAATGTCTCAGGCTCATTGTCATTGACAGAGACCGCTCCCACCGTATCCTCAAAGCCTGCATATCTCACGCAGTCAAAATTGATAAGCAGCTTGTCACCCGTGCCCATCTCCATGACAAGCACATTCCCGGAAGCGTCAACGCCCATCATAGCACAGCCCTTGACCTCCGCACTGTCGCCGTCACGGAACTTGATTATCGCCGTATGTGTATTTTCCATATGTACCTCCCAATAGCATTATTGCCTTTTCTTCCTGTTTCTTCTCTCGATGCACCTTGCCACGTGCTCGGAGTAGCCTTGAAGTGCAAGCCTCTCTTTCAGATGCGCATTGCGCTTCTCCGCATTGCTTTTCAGATATTCTCTGTATTCTTCACACTGAGCGTGACAGGACTGAGACCGCCTGCCGCACCCGAAGCAGCAGCATGCGCCGCTCCCTTTGTTACCGACTGCCATGTTATCACCTCTTTCAACGGACACGCCTGTCACATCTCCTCATCATCGTCAGCGCAGGGATTATTGAGTCCAAGCTTTATAAGCTGAGCCGCCATTTTCACAGTAGTGCCCTGCCTCGCCGCCACCGAGGGATTGACTTTGTTCCATGTGTTTCCATACTTGTCCGTCTCGCAGACAAAATACCCTCTCTTTGAAATGTCTTTTCTGAATGCCTCTCTTTCCCTCCACAGGTCAAGATAAGCGTCCACCATGTCAATGTAATACGGAGTGTCCCTGCCCGAGCTTCTGAGCTGTTCAAGCAGCGACTCTCTTATGTCCGTGATTTTCTGCCTTTTGGCCGCTCCCATATACTGTTGCCTCCTATACTATTTACGCGCGCGTGCGCATGTGCGCATATGTGCGTAGAACAAAAATTTCCGCTCCTCCCGACATTGTCCTGTCCCTATACCCGATATGAAAAGGCTCAAAATTCCGCCTTTTTTTGAAAGGGGGATACCCCCCAAAAACACCCTACCATCGCTCCGGATAACCTTCTGTCGCCTTCATTGTCTTGCTTTCGACAGCTGCGTGACAGTCATTGCACAAAGGGATAAGTTGAGCCTCTTTTTTCCCTGTTTGTGCATTAAAAACAAACAAAGACAGGGCATATTGAGGGTATTTTTTTACAGGTTTTACATGATGTACCATCGTTGCAGGCGTAAGAACACTTGGAGTTTTCTCATGCTTGCATCGCTGACATTCCCCGTGATAGTACTTCATTGCCATTGCTCTGGACCTCCGCCACTCGGTAGAGATATAAAACGGGTGTACATCGCCTGACCGTATAAGACCTACAAGCCATCTTAAGAATTCAGATGTCACTTTCTATTACCTTGCTTCCGCACAGGAGTGCCAAGACCATATATGCGATACCCTCGGTAAAGGGTAGATATTCCGCAGTGATATTTTAATGACACCTTGACCAACGTATCACCATTGTGCTGATCTTCCCAAGCATTTTCTATCTCTTCCTTGCTAAGACAAAAATGCTGCTTCTGCTGTTCTATTGTCATTCCTTACCTCCTTATCGCATATCCTTGCCTCACCTAAATTCTCTGCACGTCCGATATTTTTATCATCGTGTAGCTCTGGTACGGATATCCGTAAACATCAACACCGTTGTAAAGCGTGTCCTCTTTGATGCGCCAGCCTTTTGGGGCTTTGGGGTTTATGCGCCATGTTTTCGCAGGAACTATCTCACGGACTGTTACAGGACGTTTAAGTCCATGCGACGGTATGTATGACCGCATACCCTTTGGGTGCGGCTCATGCTTCGGGTCAGCTATCCAGTACCACGCCAGCGTATAGTAGTCATAGCCCTTGTAAAGACTGCGGCCAACTGAAACACTGCCCCATTTTGACCATAGCCGCTGTATGACATACAGCGGGATATCCTTGCGTAATATCATGTGGTGGTGGATAGCGCCTCTGGCTGTCGTCGTATGTGTGCAGTACAGATAATCAAGGGAATATCCGCCAGGCATATTCTGCTTGCACCATTTTTTCAGGTCCTTGCAGAATGCAGCAACATTTTTCTGCGCCTGCCACTCATCGGAAGGTCTGTCACCGTTTGCGCAGTAATGCAGCGACAGGTTATAATCGCCCTCCTCGAAGTTCAGCTGCATGAGCCAGCATAAATTCTGAATGCTGACCTTTTGGTTATGCTTCTTCACCTTGTCGGCGGTCTCGGCGGACTTCTTTGCTCTGCCTTTCAGTCCGTGATTGTTTATCATGCCCGATGAGTAGGTCTTAACGATGTGCCGCTCGTCGTTAATGTCTGTTACAGCCATCAGATACCCACGTACCACGTTATCACTTCCTTCCGTTCATAATCTCAAAAGATAATACTATAAACGAGTTTTTAAAAGCCTTTCAGGCCATTTTTATTTTTGCGAAAATGCGAGGATATCCTATACTATATAAATGTAATAGTATAGGATACTTTGTTAATCCTCAGGGTCGTACTCGTCATTGATACCGCTCCCGTCTATGGCTTCCGAGAAATCGTCAAATGCACATGGGCGATGTTCAAGTAGCTCATCGACCGTGAATATATCTATCACAGAGGGCAACCCCACGCTTCGGGAGTGATACAGCTTTTTCAGTTCGTCCGCCATTCCATAATTCATAACAGCTTCCCATATCTTCGGGTGGGTATGCCTCAGCATTGACATCTGATTATTTTTATATAGTATGCCTGTGGCACAGCCAAAACAGCCGTTGCGTTGGATATGGTGAAACACTCCCTTGCTGTCCGTATAGCCCATGTCATACAAGGGCGATGTGGGAACGCTGTACCGATGTATGTACTTCCATATGTCCTCATCGGTCCATATAGAAAGTGGGTTGCAGTGATAAAACGGATCCGCTCCC